TTTACCACCATTGAATAGCTGTTGACCGAACAAGCCACCCCGAACTTTACCTGCAGAGGAAAATTCTTTGGGAAGCTTTCTAATCTTATAACCAGCCAGATTGTCATCATTAAAGTAGGGATAATAGTGACTATCGATGTTACCATCCATATCATAAGATACCTTAACACCGTAGTGTTGTGATACTTGCTTAAAGATATTTCTTTCTTTAAATCCCCGGCTAGGGAAGTCTTCTCTTATCTCAGTTAGACTTGGCCCATAAGAGATAGGCTCAAAGTCTGTGTCATTCTTAATCACAGTAATTCCCTCTCTTGGTGCTGGTGTTGATTTACGGCATGAGAAACAATGGCTAGAACCATCATCGTAGATTTGTCTAGCGTCAGAGCTTCCACATGCCTCACATGATTGATTCTTAGTTACTATCCTACCCATGCTACTCGTCCATAGACATTGACATAGCCATAACTATTTCGGATACTTCTTTGAAAATAAAATACAGGAATACTGCTGCAAAGAAGTTAAAGTCGATTAAGTCTACAGCCCCAAGCAATCCGAAGACTGCTGAAGCCATACCCAATACATATAGTAATACTGCAAAACGTTTCATTAGTATTTCCTCTTCAGTGATTTGATATACTTACGAGTCTTCTCAGACACAGCCTCTTTAGGAACAAACCTAATAGCTGCAATCTGGCGGTTGTAGAATCGAGGTGTCTTACCATCTTCCAAGTATTCAGTCATAGACTCAGAAACCATCTGAGCATACGCTTCTGCATAGTACAAGCCACCCTTAGTCTTGTAGGTATCTACAATCTCAAAGGTAAACTCAGCATGTCCATACTTAGCTATGTCTTGTTTTAAGTGAACAGACGAACCCGTGTAGGTCCGCCAAGTCATTTCTTTACCGTAGGTCTTGGACTTCTTCTTTCCACCGTGGAAGAATTGCTTCTTACCCCAATAGAATTGTCCAGTTACTTTGTTGTGAATGCAGTATAGGAAGCCAAACACATCACAGGGATTAAACTTGAATTTACAATCCCAATGACCTATCTCATCCTTTGATAGCTGCTTCGTATACTTTTTTGTCAACTTTGAAGTGGTCATTAATTTTTCTCCAGATGTGAATTAGGCGTCCGTTAGCCAAGAGATAAGCATAACCCTCATCTTCATAAGCATCATGATACGCACGGCATACTGCAGCAATCAACTCATCATGAGTCCAAGCATCAGAAAGTATCTTCTTAGCTTTTACCGGTCCCACCTTCCACAAGCCAGGGATGTTATCAACACTATCCCCTGTTAGTACTTGCTGCCAGTAGAAACGTTCTGCATGCTCTTCACATACTTGATAGATAGCCTTTGTACGAGGGTTATAGTGAGAACCGGGAATACAATCTAAGTCTTTATCAACAGATACAACACAACGGTTAATACCTGCAGCATCACATTCTAACGCCCATACACGGACTAAGTCATCAGCTTCACAATTATCGGATTCAACACTACCTTCTAAAGTAGCTGCCCAAGACTTCAAGTCACCAAACCATTCAGGTCTGTTGTCTTTGACTTTCCTACGGTTGCCTTTATAGTCAGAATAAAGGTCAGCCCTAAAGTTGTCAGGACCACCAATGGCCATAACGTAGTCTTTTGTGAACAAGCTGTTTAGTATGTCTTCCATGTGTGTTAAGAATTTCTTCTTACCTTCTTCAAGTGTTTCTGTCTTCCAAATAGACATATACACAAGAACATCACCATCTATGATAGCTATAGTCATACTTAAAGTTCCTTATAATTTCGGGAGACTTAGGTCATTATTCCGCCCTATTTTATCCCTTATGTTTATGGACTTCTAGCCCTAGTCTACGACATAGTTCTAGTCCTTCTTCGCTCTTATATTCTGAACTATAGACCACACGCCTAAACCCAGACTGTACAATGAGACGACTACACTTAATGCAAGGAGCAGTAGTGCAGAAGAGAGTAGCTCCATCGCTACTATTGCCTGATTTTGCCAGTTTAGAGACGAGGTTTTCTTCAGCGTGGAGGACACAGTCGCTCGTGCTTCCTGTAGCTGGGTCGATATCTTCGTTAGTATACCATCCTGTTGGTGTGCCATTTATTCCTACTCCTATTACATTACCATTGTTTACGGCGATAGCGCCTACTTTTAGTTTACTTGCTTTAGATTGTTGTGCTGCTGCATGGGCCATGGCCATGAACATACCGTCCCATGTGTCACTTCCCATTCATTGCCCTTTCTTCTAGTTTATAGTAATTCATTTTCATCAGTTCCTCAAGTGAAGAACCCTCTTGTTTAGCCATGATAGTGATATACCAGAGAACGTCACCTAGCTCGTTTAAGAGGTCAGAACGAGTTTCGTTAGCCTGTGCCTCCAAAACTTCTTTAGCCTCTTCTATGAGTCCCTCTGCGAGTCTCTCGTGGTTCCTGTGTCCGGTTGTAAAGAAGTCTAGTGCCAGTCTCTCGTATAGTTCACTCTGCATAGTATGCCCCTTCAGGTTTGTCAAATGCTGCGATGATATCTTTGAGTTGTTGCATGGACATTTCGATTAAGTCATAGTAACCTAAGTCCTCATTCCATTGACGAAAGAAGATAGAATCTTCATCCATTACTACTTCTACATCGTTATTCTCACCAGATTGGTCGAGAGTTGTAATGATGGTTGATTCATGTTCATGTTCGATTGTAAACATTAAAAAGGTACCTCGCCATTTGTGTTTCTGGGGTCGTTGTAGTAGCCTTGTACTAAGTAATAGGCCCGTACATCTACTACAGGTTCTTCGACATAGTTATCTACTACACCGATTTCATTGAGGAAACGCTCTAACTCATTCATCTTCAGCATCTACTCCACATTGTTCATAACCAGCCTCAAAGCCTTGCTCATAGCCTTCAGTATAACCTTCATCATGACCAGCACCTTTACCTTCATCATAACCTTCATAATGACCAGTCTCTCGACCAGCCTGATAGCCATCTTCAAAGGCGTCTTCTTCAATCTCTGCTGACTGACCTTCATACTCACATATGACATTAGACTCAAGAGTCTCTAACAAGTCAAGAAGACCTTCAGGCACATCGATATTGTTAAATTTCATTGCTGAGTAGAAACGGTCAAACTCGATGCGGATGTTTTCTTCAACTGTGATATACATATTATTGTGCCTCTTCTAAAGCTGTTCCAATTACAAAGTCTTCTTCGATTACTAAACCGTCTTCATACTCACCGTCTAGTTCAAGGTCTACACCTACGATATCGTCGCCATAGTCGTGTAGTAGTTGTGACACTAAGTCATCTAAGTTCTTAGCACTTTTGATTTCGACAAAGTCTACCCCATATTCAGTTTCAAACCAACCTGAGATACCTATGTTCTGTTCTGGCGCATACATATTACTTCTCCTTATATATTCTGTGATAGATGTTAATGAGACCCGCCTTGTCTGGGTGGAACCTAACCCATTGACCAGTAGCTGGGTCGAATCTCTTTTTGAAGTAGTTATCTAGCTTTCTATTCTTAGTCGATATAGAAACATCAACCAACAAAGATAGTCTATCGTATTCAGCATCAGACATAATACTATCATTCTCATACTCATAGGCGTAAGCAGCTACAGATAATCTAATCCGTAGCCGCCTTTGGTATGCCTCAGTCCGTGTATCCTCTGCCATAGTTGGCTTTGGCGAACTCTGAAAGTTCATACTTAACTGACTCATTAATAGGAACCTCCTTGCGTTCTGCCTTCATCTTTTCCACAGCAATAGTGTGCTGTATACTGTAGTCTGTACAGATAATATCAACCAGCTTTTGAAGTCGTGTGACCTCAAGCTCTAACTGATACATACGTTTTTCCATACGGGTAAATTCCATTTCAACTCCATTTGCTTGTTGACGTTGTTTAGAAGCGTTACGCTCATCTTGAGTCATAGGTCTGATATTAGTGGACATCGTAGTAATCATCTCCAATATTACAATCACCACATGTCATGATATCTACACCCAAAGCTTTAGGTGCTTCTTCAAAACAGCGCATGATAATTTCTCTAGCTTGTTCAGCCTGTTCTTCTTTAACCTCGTAAGTTACCTCATCGTGGTAGAACAACAGGATAGACGAATCTAAGCCAGCTTTCTCAAGTTCTTCTTCAATCATGATGATAGTATATTTCATCACAACTGCTTCAGCACCTTGAATCAGATAGTTCAGAGCCTTATGTGCAGACTCTGTATAGATAGGTCTATCATCTAGACCGGGGATGTAGCCTTGATGCTCAACAATGTTCTGAACACTATTGATTAGTTTCTTCAAGGCTGGAATAGACTCTAGGTATTGTTTCTTCTTCTTATTACCTTCTTTCTCAGATACACCGAGAATGGAGCCTAGCTTCTTACCACCTGCGCCATACAAGAAGGCGAAGATAAAGGGTTTAGCGGTTGGACGGTCACAACCAAGGATGTCAGCATTCTTTTGGTGAATGTCTCCATCAAGTATCTCTTTTGTGAACTCTTCATTCTTCATGAAGTGAGCCAGTAGACGTAGCTGACAAGCAGCAGAGTCAGCAGAGACTAGCTTGTAACCTTTCCTAGCAACAAACAACTTACGAACCTCTGGACCCAATACTGCTTTACCTGAAGGCAGGTTAGCAATAATCTTGTGGGTCTGTCGGAATGTAGGTGTGCCAATGTTGAACACATCACCGTGTAGACGGCTATTGCTGTCGATATGTTCAAACCAGCCTTTGATGATAGAGTGTCGGGAACGTAAGGTATAGTACTCCATAAGAGCCTTACCTACATCGCCGAGTCCTTCCAAGGAACTATCTGAGAGTTTTGGTGAGACCTTAATGAACTTCCCATCAATCCTCTTCCAGTTCCATTCGTCTGGTTGCCATCCCAAAGAATATAACATGCGTTTAACAGTGTCAGTATTACCCACATCGCCATCAATGAATTCAATACGGCTGAATTCTCCCCAGACAGGGCAATCATCAACCATGCACTTGTCGCCAAGGCTAAACCAGTTACGCATCCATGCAGCAGGTTTTCCGGCTTTGGTGAATTTCGGTGATTTCGGTTCATTGTCTACCTTTCTTAATCTTGCTGGTAGTTGTGGGTTAATAAAGTCTTCGATAGACTTCATCTTATCTTCCACAGTAGTTAGAAGCTGTGTTGCTTCAGGTGCATTAAACAACCAACCATTACGGTTCTGTTTAACCATGATGTGGTCCATCTGCATCTCAGAGCGTAGAGCTTTGAGGATACCTTTAGAGCCACTAGAAGCAATGTAGTTTTTTACTTCTTGCATGAGGTGATTATATACACGAGTACCAAGACGAACATCTTGTTTCATGTATTCAAACATATCCTCATTGAACTCTTCCCAGCCACCGTTGTAATCGCCCTTCTGGTCTCCGAAAGCTTCACCCCATTGTTTGAGTGAGTGTCCGAAGCCGAAGCGGCGATAGTTAAGCATCTGAGACATAACCTTAGTACATTGTACAGCGGCCTTGGGAGTCCACGACCCTCCGGACAGAATCCGAAGAGCCTCTACATCATAGCCATAAGCGTTATGGGCAATGATTACTTTAGCTGAGTCGAGCAGGTCTAAGAACTCTTGTAGTTGGTGAGGTCTAAACCAGTACTCTTTTCCTGTGTCTACATCCATAGCACCAGCGCAGTGGAACTTGGATACTGTAGTTAAGAGGCCATTAGCCTCGATATCAAAAACTAATTTCATAAGGTTTCCTAGCTTATTAGTTTGTGTTTCTACTTATCGTAATACTCGTCTTGGACACGATACTCTGCGTCTCTAACCATCTCTAGGGCCATGTTGGCCTGATGTATGGCTTGGTGTATCGAGAGGTCAATGTTGGTCTCTCTGAGGCTCTCTGCGGCCTTACGGATGATACGTGAGTCAGGGGATACTTTCATACTATTTCCTTTAACAGTGTACGAGCAGCTTCTACCTTTCTAAAGGCTTCGTCTAATTCGTTTGATTCATACTCGCCAGTCTCATGAAGTTGAAACACAGTGTCGTCTAAGCTTTTGATTGCCAGCTTAATAGCGTTCTTTGTTTCCCAATCCATATTACTGACCTTTCTCAATTACAGTTACTAAGCGGTTTGCATACCAAGCAATCTTCTTTGCATCTTGTAGTTTAGCGTCTTTCTTGCCCAGACGACAAGCATACTTAAATACTTGACCGAGCAGATGAGACTCAACACCTTCATGATGAGCGAGGATATACTCCATGAGGTCCATGTACTCAAGACCTTCTGGTTTAGCTACATAAGCCTCTTTAGGAATCATCTTGTAGTGCTTAGGGTTGATAATAGCATCCTGAGTGTCTTCATCCATAGTCTCAAAGTCACCGTGGAAGTCCGGGGCATTATAGTTAGTTTCTTCTTTGGTTTTACGCATTATATAGGCTGCATAAGGTTCCTGCCAGTCTGTAGGTAGAATAAAACGTTCTTTGTCGTGACTACCTGTCTTCTGTTCATCGCCATAACTACGGTCAAGGAAGTCATCTTTAGTCTCTACTACATCCATACCGCTTACCTCTTGCTCATACATGTCCATCATAATTCTTCCTTCGATTCGGTTTGAAGCGTTTTCCACAGACATTAAGAAGTCCGAGTGATTCTTAATATCTTCTCTGTTTTCTAGTGCTGTAATTAGAGCCCCATTACGTATAACATGGATAGCTACATCATCACAAGTCAAGCTTAAACGAGTTGATGACCAGCTGTCGATTGCTGTTTGCCAGTCTTTTGTTTCTTCCCAGATGATTAAGTCGGATTCGATTGAGTATGTATACATTAGTATGCTCCTATGATTGGTTTTCCATCAACACCTTTACGAAGTATAGCGTATTTCGATGATGCGATAGGTTCTCCTGTTTTCTTATTATAGAAAGACTTTGCCTTATAAGGGTTATAAGTTACAGCCTGTTCTAGATTACGGGAGCCTTCAAGGCTCTCCACTACTTCGCCCACTACAAAAGCGTGGACGTTCTTTTTCTTCTCTTGTAGAACCTTAGCCCGACCAGATGAACGGACGACATAGTTAGCGTTCTTCAAGATGACATGTTCGGTATGTCCAATGACTTTACCGTAGTCTTCTTTGTTGCGTGATTGCAAAGAGAAGGTGTTTTTGTGGAGGTTATAGTATACTGCTACTTTCATAGATTAAACTCCAATTCAAATGCTGCGATTGATTCGTCTCTAGTATACCCCATATAACGCCGGGATTCACGAAAGCCAGCAATAACCATGCTGACTCTCCAAGCTTGTGTAGTAGGGCAGCGGTCAACAACCATTAGTAATACTCCTGTACTGCATCTACTGCATCTTCTAGTGTATAGTGTTTCTCTGTAGCCATCGCCTCATAGAACGGATGGACAAAGTCACCTTCGTTAGCCCACAAGATAATAATCTTATTCTTCATGTGTGCAAACATTAATTCCATAGACGTACCTGTACCACGACCAGAGTCACGGCGAACATCAGCCAATACAACACGGCTAGCGGCAATGTCATGCAGGTCTTGTTTAAAGATACGTTTACAGATGTTCATAGTCTTTGTAACATCCTGTAGGTTGTCTCCTAACTGGTCGTGAAAGCTTACACGGCGAGTAGGGTCTAGTGTCTCTATGCCAGCAAAGCTTAGCAGTAGCCCAGCTTCTTCACGCCAACCTGTCATATGCTCAGCTGAACAGTCTTCCATAGGTCCAGCACAATACACTTGATTTTTCATTTTAAATACTCCATTGCTTTGATTAATAGTTTCGGGTCATCGTTTAGCAAACCTAAGCCTCGATTACAAGTTGAGCAGATTACACCCCTTATATCTCCAGTGGCGTGACAGTGGTCAACAACCGCATCGTGCTTCTTCCGAGAGGGGTCTCCCGCACCTACCCTCCTCATAGGTTCGTCACATATAACACACACCCAGTCAACTGCATCACCCATAGCGTCTCTCTCCGGTGTTGTGATACCATAGTGTGATTTTAAATTAGCACAGGTGTGGCAGTCTTTATAGTGTATCCAGTAGCCTTTGGTCTTCCCAAACTTAGGTTGTCGGGTTTCATTCACGCAGCCAGTGTTATGACATGCATGATATTTACGTTTCATACCATTACCTTCTCTTCTGTCAGAGTTACTTTGTACATTTCTGCTAAGTCATCATCAAGAGCTTGTAAACACATATCACGACATTCCACAAAGGAACCTTCGTATACCTGTTGCCCATCAAAGTAGACTTCGTAATATACTTCACGTATTTCCATAATGGTTCTCCTTTAGATAAAAAAAAAAAGGCCACCCCGGTTAAAGGGTGACCATTTGATTTTAGTTCTTAGAAGTCTAAGTCATCGATGTCGTCAGGACCACCGACCATGTCAGCATCAACGTCTTGGTTGTCTGCTACTTTGTTTACTTTGAACTCTGTAGGAGCAAAGCCACCTTGTTGTGGACGAGGCTTGTACTCATTAAGAGTAGTAACCTGAACACCCATCAACATAGAAGCAATACCTTCTTTACCAGCCATGCTGTAATCATACTGGAATACAGACAGGTTAGCAATAGAGCCATTACCTACGGTTGCGGGGTCTACAGGTGACAAGTCACCCGCAACAACGTTTACAGGTGCCATATCGGTACCATCACGCTTTTTAGATTTCTTCTTGAGGTTTGCACGATAGAATACGCCATCGTCATTCTCGTCAGGTGTAACACGCAAGTTCTGGTCTTTCCAGCTCTTAGCTACAGCCTTATCCTTGGTACGAATTTGAACTTCCCATGTTGGGTTCTCTTTGTCGAAGCGAGAGTTAGGGTTTGCTGGGTCCAGTTTAGCAAAGAACAGTTCAACGTTGGACAAGATGATTGTATTGTTAGCCATGATATTTCTTCCTTTTGGGATATATTTGAGATTTGTATTGTGTGTGTTTGGACTATTATTAGTCATTATTCCGCCCTATTTTGGGCCTTGTTTAGTTGACAAAAGACCAGTCTCTGTCCATGTCTTCTATGTAGAGTTCAGCGTAGAAGTCGTCGTTGACAATAACCTCGATATACTCAAGACCACCACCATCAAACAGACCGAGACCAGTAACGGTTACTGCGTCTACTACATCATCGAACTGAACCTTAAACTTGTCACCTACGATAATATTTTGCATAGTTCTCTCCTTATGCGAATGCGAAGTCTGAAGCAATTATTTCTGCTACATCTAGACTTCCTTTGTTTGGAATCAAGTGCAGAGCATCCATCTGTTTAAAGATATGCTCCAACGGGTCGTCATCATATAGCTCTACAAATTGCCTACGCACATCATAGAACGCCTTGCTCATGTTACCAGCGTGACAACCGAAAGAGTCATGCACAACAGTAACAGGATAGTCGGTATCGTGAATAAACATAGACAAGTGTACTGCGTCAATGCTATGCACAATGTTAGGTGGAGCAGATTGTGTTTGCTTATCTTTATTAAGTGTAGCATTTTGCCAGAGAGTAAACTCTAGTTCCATACGAACACCGTTATGAGAAAGCTTAACAGTCTTAGTTTCACCTTTACGATAGGCATGAACAAAGGGAAGACCAGTCTTGATTTGCCTAAAAGCGATAGGCTCATCTTTCTCGTTCTCTTGTTCACCCAAGGCTTCAAACATG